TCACTTTCCTCTTCAGAAAGCCGAAGCCTGCATCCTATGACAGATATGTGAAGACCATGTCCAACTCTGTGACAAAGGCTTCCAAGAGCTTTGCCTTTGACAACATCATTGATGAACAGAGAGACATGCTCAAGAACACTATGGAAGAGTATCCTGCAATCACTATCAGCCTTGCTGACAAGCTGCTCCGTATGCTTGGACTTGCGGACACTACATCAGTAAAAAAGCTGTAGAGGATGCCAAGGAGCAGTTCAAGAGCAGCTTTGTGAGCTATGGGAAGATGGTCATATACACCTATCTTCCCAAGGAACTGCTTCCGGAAAACTTTGAAGACCTGACCTTTGATGAGTTCTTTGCCCTGTATGGTCAAGCGGACTGTGCAAGGGAGATGAAGATAGAAGACATTGAGGCAGGCGTGGCAAAGGGAATAGCAGACAACTTTGGAGACGAATAAAAAGCCCCACAGCCGGAAACTGTGGGACTTCAATACACCTCTATACATGGTCTTGTAAGGAATAGTATATCACAATTTAGGAAAAAAGCAACAAGGAGGTGGTTGCATGGGAATGGAGTCGGTATACAAATTGTCTGTCATCCTGAACTTGGTAGATAACCTGTCCAGTCAGATGAATGGAGTGCAGAGCAGCGTGTCCAACAGCGTGAACAAACTCAACTCTGCTTTTGGTACCATGCAGAAGGCAGGCGTGGCAATGGCAGGCGTAGGCGGTGCCATCACCGGACTTGCCATGAAGACAGTCACAGCCACCTTTGACACGCAGAACGCACTGGCAGAGCTTTCCTCCCTTGGAGTGAAAGACCTGAAGGCGGTGGAGGATGCAGCAAAGAGCTTCTCTGACACATGGGCAGGCACAAGCAAGGCAGACTTCATCACGGCATCCTATGACATTAAATCAGGTATAGCATCCTTGACGGATGAAGGTGTGGCACAGTTCACACAACTGGCAGCCCTCACGGGTAAAGCCACAAAATCAACTACAGAAGAGATGGGCTCACTGTTTGCTACAGGTTACGGTATCTATAAAGGCTTTTATGATGATATGTCAGACCTTGAGTTTGGTGAGATGTTCTCCGCCGGAATTGCAACAGCAGTAAAGAACTACAAGACATCCGGCTCCGAGATGGCAAGCTCCATATCAGCACTTGGAGCTACAGCAACCAACGCCAATGTCCCACTGGAAGAACAGCTTGCAATTTTGGGACAGCTTCAGACCACAATGTCCGGCTCTGAAGCCGCCACGAAGTACAAGTCCTTCCTCAATCAGGCATCCAGTGCCGGGGAGAAGTTGGGACTGACCTTCCTTGATACCAACAATCAGCTCCTATCTATGCCGGAAATTCTGACGGAGCTGAAGAGCAAGTACGGGGAGACCATTGATGCAGTAGAGAAGAGGGAACTGAAGGAAGCCTTTGGAACGGATGAAGCGGTAGCCCTCATTGACCTGTTATACAACAACGTGGAGACACTTGATACAGGAATACAGGACTTGCAGGCAAGCATGAAGAACGGAATAGCGGTGACAGAGGAGATGGCAGAAGCCATCAACAACACACCGGAGCAGAAGTTCCAAGTCCTGAAGCAGCAGATACACAACAACGTGGAGGCTCTTGGTAGCGGACTCCTTCCGGCGGTCAACGATACACTGGACAGTGTGAACGGACTCATCAAGAAGGGTTCCGAGTGGATAAGCAACAATCAGGAAACGGTGCAGACCATTATGAACATAGCTCTGAAGCTTGGCATCTTCCTGACAATAGCCGGAAGTGTGATGGGTATAGTCGGAAGCCTTGGAAAAGCATTTTTGTCAGCCAAGAACGCTATAGGGCTTGTGAAGACCGCAACCTTGGGAATGAACACAGCCTTCCTTGCTTCACCTATAACATGGGTGATAGTCGGCATAGTGGCTCTTGTAGCCGCCTTTGTAGTCCTATGGAATAAGTCGGAAGCCTTCCGGAATTTTTGGAAGGGACTATTTGAACAGGTGAAGGGTGCCTTCATGCAGGCATGGCAAACACTGAAGCCTGCCCTAGAAAATCTAGGTCAGAAGTTCATGGAGCTGTATGAGGCGGTGCAGCCTATCCTAGAGATACTAGGGGTTGTGCTAGGTGCCATCCTGACGGTAGCCATTGGTCAGTTCATGGGCTGTATTCAGGGAATGATAGCCGCCCTGACCCCACTGACAAACGCTCTTTCCAGTTTGGTAGGCTTTGTCACCAATGTGGTGAATATGGTGGTTGCCCTGTTCAAGGGTGATTTTTCCGGAGCTCTGGACTTTGCATCCGCAGCGGTAGGCAATCTGAAGGACTTCTTCTTCAACTGCTTTGATGCAATCCTCTCCTTCCTTGGTGGCTTTGCATCCGGATTTTTGGATGTGGTAGGCGGTGCTCTGTCGGCAGTCGGCATTGATGCAACCGAGACCATAACGAAGATGAAGGACACCATCAAAAACGGGCTTGAAGCGGTGAAGGGCTTCTTTGGCAACATCTTAGGAGCTGCATCCGACACCGTGAAGGAAAAGCTTGGGAACATGAAGACCGCCTATGAGGAACATGGCGGCGGTATCAAAGGTGTAGCAGCGGCGGCAGTCGAGGGTGTGAAGGGGTACTACACAGCAGGCTTCACATTCATTGACAACCTGACAGGAGGAAAGCTCACGAACATCAAGAACCAATTCAGTGAGAAGATGTCAGGCGTGGCAAATGCGGTATCATCCGGGATGTCAGCAGCTAAGAACTATGCAAGCACACAGCTCTCCAATATGCAGGCGGCATATCAGGCAAGCGGTGGCGGCATCAAGGGTATTGTATCCGCAACAATGACCGGAGTGCAGGGTACCTTCAGTACAGCATACTCCGCAATCAACAATCTAACGGGTGGAAAGCTTGAGAGCATCCGTACAACCATATCTTCCAAGATACAGGCTGCAAAAACTACTGTCACATCAGTCCTTGATGGCATCAAGAACGCCTTTTCTGAAAAGCTTGAGGCGGCAAGGTCAGTAGTATCCGGAGCGATTGAAAAAATCAAGGGAGTGTTCAACTTCTCTTGGAAGCTTCCGGACTTGAAACTGCCACACATCAGTGTGAGCGGTGGACAGGCACCTTTTGGTATCGGAGGAAAGGGCTCATTGCCTTCCTTCTCCATCCAGTGGTACCGGGATGGTGGTATCTTAAACGGAGCAACCATCTTTGGAGCAATGGGTGGCAAACTCTTAGGAGGTGGAGAAGCCGGAGCTGAAGCAGTGCTGCCATTGTCAGAACTGTGGAAGCGTATGACAGACATTGTCAGAGGCATTGTCAAGGGTGAGAACGAAGAGAGCGGTGAAAGCGTACAGCAGACCGGGGCAAGTATCACAAGTGCATTGACCTCAAAGGCTGCATCCGTAAGGAAAGAAAAGGAAAGCAAGACAACAAGCAAAGAAACGTACACAACGGAGAAATGGGGTAAGGAAGGCGGTACCACCATCCATCAGATTAGCTTCACAGTGGACATCAGCAAGATTAAAGACTTGCCGCTGCTCTACAAGCTGATAGATGAGCTGAAGGATGCACAGAACCGGACAGACAGCCCTACTCCGGCAACAGCTTAGGAGGTGAGTGAAGATGCTGTATGTGCAGGAGAAAGTGGTGAAGCTTGGCGGTGTATATCTTGGTGGTCAGGTCACAAGCGTGGAGGTTCAGGAAGCCGGGAGCGTGTATGTGGCACAGGATGAGAAGGGCAGATATACGAAGTCACAGCCTGTAGGCTATGAGAATGGCAAGGTGATGATAGAGATACTGCTTGAGGACACCAAAACAGCTACCACATTGGAGCAGCTCACAGAGATGCAGAGGCTTTTCAAGGCGTATGGTCAGGATAAGCCGAACCTGATGAACATAGTCAATGAAGACTGTGCAGCCCGTGGCATCACTAAGGTATACCTGAAGAACCTCACCTCCAAGAAGATTATATCAGAGAGCAAACGTATAGCCTCCTTGGAGCTGTGGGCTCCTGATATAGTCGGTATTCAGGTCAAGAAAAAGACCACGAAAAAGAAGACCACAACCAAAAAGACCACCAAGACAACAAAGACAACAAAATCAAAAAGCAAGAGCCCGGCAAAGGACAGCCGGAACACATCCGCAGGCAAGAAGGCAGCAATGGTGTGTGTGAAGTAGCAGGAGGTGAGAAGCTTGGGATACAAGAAGCTAATATCCCCGGAGTTCCGGGTGACGGTAGGAGATTATGAGATAACAAAGGGGATAGAGGTGGAGTGCTTCTCAAGCAAGGAGTCTCACATGGATTGGTGCAGAGTGGAGCTGTCCCCACAGCTTCAGGGGATTGTCCAGTTCAAGGACATGGATGAGGCAACCGTGGAGCTTGGCTATGAGGATGACTATGACACCCTGATTGAAGGGTATGTCAGAAGCGGCAAAGCAGACTACTGGAAAGAGATAATGATAAAAGATGACATGATGAAGCTTGACAGAGTGACCATCAAGGCATCCTTTGTAGACTGTGAGCCGCAGGATGTCATCCGGTATGTACTGGCATGTGCAGGGATTGAGGACTATGTGCTGACGGATGAATACTATGGAAAGAAGGACACCTTTGTCATAGACCGGATGAGCGGTATCAAGGTGATAGCGGAGGTCAACAGCTCGTGGGGCATCAGCAACCCGTTCTTCTTTCAGGAGAAGGTCTTCTATTGGGGAGCCAAGAAAGACCAAAAGGAGATGTATGTCCTTGAGGAAGGTCAGACCATCCTCTCCCTGAATAAGTATGGCAGTCTTTGGGAAGCGGAGACCATTGCAGTCCCTTGGATACACCACAGCCAAGAGGTTGAGGTGTTGCACAGCAAGTACAGCGGTATTGTAACCGTGGAAAAGACGATTGTGAGAAGTGATGACACCGGGGCAGTACACATGTATATCTATTTTGCAGGAGGTGAGCAGGATGTCTGACATGCTGAAGAGGTTTGTGGAAGAGGAGCTTGGGGAACAGATAAAGCAGAACTATCCACATATGCAGTATCCTCCCGGCTTATATGCAAGGGTGGTCACTGTGAAGGAAAAGAGTGAGGGGCTGTATGTGACCACACTCAAAATACTTGACAAAAACAAGCAGCCGGACAGCCGCTTCCCGGAGGTTCCGGGAGTTCTGACAGACATCTTGGTTGAAAAGGGTGAGATAGTGGCAATAGTCCTCATGTATGGTGAGTGCAGCCCCTACATCATAGGGAGGTGCTTCTGATGCAGATAACAGGAGAAAATGACATTGACATGATGCTTGATGCAGACGGTCAGCCTGTGTCAGACGGGAACGGAGACACAGCCCTTGTATCAGGTGATGAGTGTTGGCTTCAGGATATAAAGAATGAAGCACAGACGGAAGAGGGAGAGCTCTTCTATGAAGATGAGAGCGGAGATGAGAGCTATGGATGGAGCCTGCTTGAGTTCATGCAGGGAGAATATGATGAGTTCACTCCAATGGAGATACAGCAGCGTATCCGCTCCAAACTGTCCAAGAGACACTATATAGATGCCGGAAGCGTTCAGACGAAGGTGGACTTTGACGGACACCACTACCATATCAGGGTAGCCTTCCGGAAGAATGACAGCAGCAAAGAGTATAACATCAACATTGAAAGTGATGGCGTGGAGGTGATTGTGGAATGATAGATGAGAACATCTTGGAGAAGATTATACCTGTCCCGGATGAGGATGAAGAGATGGAAAAGGTACAGAGTGAGCTTGAGGATGAGGGCTTCCCGATAACCAACTTCAAGAAGGGCGGTATCTTCTATCATCTTTGCCGCCTGCTTGTGACCATTTACATAGAGCTGAAGAAGCTTGCCCGGACTATCGTGAATGGCTGCTTCATCAAACATGCTGAAGGGGACTGGCTGAAGATAAAGGCAGCCGATTACTCCAAACAGCAGAAAGCAGCAAAGGCAGCAAGGGGATATGTGACCATCTACAGGGCAGAGTACAACAACGCCCTTCAGGTCACGAAGGGGCATTGCTTTAAGACGGAACCGGATGCCGGAGGCAAGGAGCTGAAGTTCTACTGCTGTGAGAACACGGTCATTGATGCCGGGATAAGCGTTGGCAGGGTGCTTGTAGAAGCGGAAGCCACCGGAACCTTTTACAACATAGCTCCGGGAAGGATAACCATATCCCTGATACACCTTGATGGTGTGGACTATGTGACCAATGAAGCAGACTGGCTCTTTGAAGAGGGGGCGGAAGAGGAAGACCTTGAAGACCTCCGTGAGAGGTGCATGAGTTCATGGTCAGAGCTTGCGACAAGAACCATAGAGGAGAAGCTCCGCAATGCTGCCAAGTCGGTACCCGGTGTACTGGATGCCCGTATTGATGCACAGCATCCGAGAGGTCAGGGTACCGTGGATGTGATAGTCACGGGAGCAGCCGGAGAAGCTTCCCCGGAACTGATAAGACAGGTGGATGAAGCCATCACACCATTAAAAGGCAACTATGAGGACTATCTTGTGAAGTCCAGTGAGGTAGTAAGACAAGACTTTGAGATTGTGGTCTACCTTGCAGAAGATGCGGCAACGGATGGCGTGGATGAGCAGGCAGTCAGCCTCATTGAGGGCATGATGGCTCTGAACAGGGAAGAGATGAATACCCTGTACCGTGACAGTATCAGATATACGCTCAAGGATAACATTGAGAACTACAGGACAGCGGACATCATACAGCCTTCCGGTGACATGATGCTTGGTCAGGACAAGGTCATCATAGCAGGCAATATCAAAGTGACGGTCAAGAACGTAGTACAGAAGGAGTGATACCCCTATGATTGAGAATTTTATTGAGTACATGTGGTATCTGCTCCATACGCCTCTGAAGAAGCTGAAGAAAGCACTGAATAAGTGGTACATCCTGTGCAGGGTCTTCGGCAAGAGGTTTGATGAAGCCAAGGAGGACATCCTCCGGGCAAGGGATGAGGGCATGGTTGCCACATGCAGCCATGAGATGCTCCCGGTACATGGAGCAGACAGGCGGCTCACCCGGTATGAGGGAGAGTATCCGGAGAACTTCCGCTCAAGGATAGCCATGTATGAGGAGATATGCAAGCTTGGAGGCACCAATGAAGGAGTGCTGCTTGCAGTGAGGACTCTTGGGTATGCTTCCCCGGTTCTTGTGAGGGCAAATGACCTGACGGGCTTTGTCCATTTCACACTGGATGGGAGTTGGCTCCTTGACGGGAGCAGAACCTTGGAGTCTGACACCTTGGAGAACAGGTGGGCGGAGTTCTATATCATCATTGTCATGGATGTGGATGAGGAGCATCCTATCAGCTTTGACATCATGCGGAAGACAGTCCGGAAGTGGAAAGAGGTAGGAGCAAAGGACAACTACTTCTTCAGATACAACTTGGCTATCAAGGAGATACACACCGGGAACTTCCTAGAGGTGCTCTATAAGAAGTACCTACACTATTATGACTACAGGAAGCTTGATGGCATGTGGAAGCTTGATGGAAGTTATGTACTGGATGCAGAGATGACCCACATCAGCAGCCGGGTGGGATACCGATATGAGAGCAGCTATGAGCTGCATGAAGCCGGGCTTGCTGCTATGGCATACAATTACGCCTGCCGGGTGGTAGAGAGTGCCATCCTGAAGGCGGTCTACAGCTTCAGGATGTACTACTATGATTATCTGAAGACAGATGGCTCATGGCAGACAGACGGAAGCCATGCGGTGGATGCGGAGCTGTCCCCAAGGGACATGAGATGGGGTACCATCTTCCGGCATCAGCATGAAGAGGAGCTGCTCCTGAAGCAGCGGTACCGGATGCAGCCTTGTGAGGAGGCGTACAGCATCAGGAAGACATTGGAGCAGTACAGGATGGTCACTGACTATTTTGACTACCTGAAGCTCACCGGGCTGTGGAAGCTGACAGGCTCCCGGCTCTTGGATGCACAGAGGACAGCATACACCACCAAGCAGGCGTACAGCTTTGGTGTAGAACATACAAGGGAGTACAGGGTGATATGGCATGAAGAACACAACCTCATCTTCCTTGATGGCACATGGAGCCTTGATGGTTCCAAGATAATAGATGCTTGGCAAAAAACGGAGGTATTGTAGAATGGCAACAAAAAGCGTAATTACCAAAAAGAGAAGAATGAAGATGGCTGAAGCAAGCCACAGCACCGGGAAGATTGCAAAGATAACACACATTGCACTTGGCTCCGGTGGAGTTGATGCAAGCGGCAATGTGATTGTACCGCTTGCGGAGAATGTAGCACTGAAGAATGAGGTAGTCAGAAAGCCTTATACTTCAACAACCAAGACTTCAGATACATCCTATGAGTACACCATCAAGCTTGAGGAAGATGAGCTTGTGGGCGTGTTCATCAGTGAGATGGCTCTCATTGATGCGGATGGAGATGTGGTGGCGTTCTCTAACTTCCTTGCAAAAGGTAAGGATGAGACAGAGGTGACATTCACCATTGAAGACAATTACTAGGAGGTAGGCAAAAATGGCAAATTTAGTAGCAGCGGAAAATCCGGAACTTGTCCTTCAGATGACCGCAATGGAGAGGACAACTCCGGCACACTTTGATGAGTGGAATGTGAGACATCAGCAGCTCCTTGACAATGACAAGTACCTGAATGAACAGTTCCTCAATGTCATGGCTAACAATGCAGGGGCTCACAATTCCATCTACAGAGGAAAGAACCTCACAAACGTATACACCATTGATGAGATTTGCAATCGTATCAGCAACGGAACCTTTGAAGACCTCTATATTGGTGACTATTTTGACAAGAGCATCACTACAGACTTGGGCGGTACCGAGACCGTGAGATTGGTGTTGGCAGGCTTTGATGTGATGTGGAACAACGGAGACACAGCCCTTGCAAAGCACCATGCTATAGTGGTGCCGAGAGACTGCTTCAAGACAACAGCAAAGATGAATGAGACCAATACAACAGCAGGAGGATATGCAGGCTCAAAATTGCATACAGAAGTCCTTCCGATTTATGCAGCAGCATTGAAAAATGTCCTGAATAATCATATAATTACTCACAGAGAATTGCTGACAACAGCAATATCAGAAACGGGTAATTCCAACGCAGGAGCAGGCTATACAGGATATGCAAGTTCTTGGGAGTGGCAGGACTGTGACCTTAGACTGATGAGTGAAGTGCAGATATATGGATGTACTGTCTTTAGTTCATCCTTCTATGATGTAGGCAATGCAAACATCCAGTTCCCTCTCTTCCGTTTAGCTCCTGACTTGAAGGTAGCAGGACTTGGACATAACGGAGGAAGATACTGGCAGTGGTTGAGTGCTGTGGCTTCGGCGGCGGCGTTTGCTTATTGTGACGGTTATGGTCTTAGTCATCGTAACGGCGCCGCCGGGGATGGTGGAGTCCGCCCGTATTTCTGTATCGGATAATCTTTAATCTGCCCCCTGTATGGGGGCAGATGACCGGAAGGAGGAAATAGGTTGAGCGTACTGAAGAATAAAAGAAGTGTATCAAGTTTGGAGTTCTACCACAACGCCATAACACTCCGGAGAGAGGTGACAATGTTACTGCTCCGGGACTTTGGCATCAAGGACAAGGTGAGGAGCATCAAGGCACTATATGGAGTGCCGGGGATGGAGCCGGAGGATGAGAAAAAGTTCCGGGAAATAGTGGAGAAGTATGAAATGAAAGCCACGATAATAGAGGAATATCCGGCATGGCTCATAGACAAGATGAGAACCAACATGATGAACCTGTGCTATAACCTGATAATGAACATCACCCAAGCCAATACCATCTATCCAGTATGTGAGAGTGAGTTCTATGACCGGAGAAACTTCCAAAATCATGCCATAGGAAACTGTGAGCAGCTCCTTCAGGAGATGCAGTACATCATATCCATCATCCCGGTGGATGCACAGAAGTACATGAGATATGTGGAGATGATTGAGAAGGAGATAGCCCTCCTGAAGGGATGGAGAAAGAGTGACAACAAGATACTCAAGAAAATAAAGGAGAATGAAGCAGCCAAGGCACAAAAAGAAGGTGCTTCCCAAAAGGCTGAAAAGCAAGTATAATATTCTCCGGGCAAGCTTTGTATCAAATGACACATCACCCCGTTGAGTGCTGTGGCTTCGGCGGCGGCGTTTGCTAATTGTAACAATAATGGTAATAGTAATAATAACAACGCCGCCGGGGATGGTGGAGTCCGCCCGATTTCGTGTAAGTATGCTAAGTGTAGGCTACGAGCCGACATACGATACAGGAAAGGAAAGCTTGTCCTTCCGAAAGGTAAAGAAGCTCATCTTTTGGATAGAGGGAAGGTGAGCAGCATCTTGATGCATCCTGATACGTCAGTTGGTGCTAGAAACGAGGTGAAACTCTATGAAAGATATGGAGTCTGTATATGATGCCAACTCCCTGCTTGATGCTTTTAAGAAGTCCAAGAAGGGAACAGCATGGAAGGAGTCCGTACAGCGTTATGAAATGAACCTTTTGAGGAATATCAACCAAACTCAAAAGGAGCTGAAGGATGGAACCTATGAGCAGAAGGACTTCTATGAGTTCAAGCTGCAAGAAAGGGGCAAAACAAGGCATATCAAGTCAATGCACATCTCTGACCGTGTGGTGCAGAGGTCGGTGTGTGACAACGTGCTTGTCCCGGAGCTCTCCAAGTACCTCACCTATGACAATGGGGCATCTATGGAGGGCAAGGGTATCCATTTTGCAAGGAAGAGGATGGCTACACATCTTCACAAGTTCTACAGGAAGCACAAAAGCAATGAAGGCTATGTATTACAGATTGATTTTAGCAAATTCTTTGACAATATAGTCCATGATGGACTGATAAAGGAGATGCGGAAAAAGATAGGTGATAAGGAGACCATGAGCTTCATTGAGAAGCTGATAGACACCTTCAGAGTGGATGTATCCTACATGACGGATGAAGAGTATGCCAACTCCATCAATACGCTGTATGATGCCCTGCAACATGCTCAAATAGACAAGGCACTTCTCACAGGCGAAAAGTACATGAGGAAGTCCGTAGGAATTGGAAGCCAAATATCTCAAATATCCGGAGTATACTATCCCACAAGGATAGACAACTACTGCAAGATTGTGAGGGGTATGAAATACTACGGAAGATACATGGATGACATCTACATCATCCATGAAGACAAGGAGTTCCTGAAAGGGCTCCTGAATGACATCAAGGGGATATGTGATGAGCTTGGGCTCTTTATCAATCCGAAGAAAACGCAGATAGTAAAGCTGTCACATGGCTTCACATTCCTTAAAATCAAATATAGCTTAACAGAGACAGGCAAGGTGATACAGCGTATCAGCAAGGACTCTGTTCTAAGGGAGAAAAGGAAGCTGAAGAAGCTCCGGGGACTCTTGGAGGAAGGGAAGGTATCTTTTGCAGATGTAAGATGCTCCTATGCCTCATGGAGAGGTGGAGTGGCACACTATGACTCCCACACCATTCTCCAAAATATGGACAAGTTCTTTGATGAGCTTTTCGTCAAGCCATTATTAGAAGGAGGATACAACCATGAAGAAAAGTGAAATAGAGCAGAAAATTAGAGACCTGAAGACCAAGCTCTCCTGTCAGGAGTCGGACATTGGTGACTGGAAGGTTGCAAAGTGTATGGAATACTCCACACTTGGGTTAGATGCTCCCTATGACCTTCAGAAGCTCCATGAGCAGAGACAGGCTGTGAGGGATGAGATTGATGCCTTAGAAGTCGAGCTTGCAAACTGCAAGGATGAGGATGAGGTCACTACTGAAAAGTAGGCGTTATTCACAAAAATATTGTCAAAAAAAACGGAGGGTTTTGCCCTCCGTTTTGTACCTCTAATTCCGGAAAATATTTCCCGAAAATCTTTGTCAAAAGTTTTGAGAAGTTTTGTCAAAAGTTTTGAGCGGCTACAGCTTTGTAAGCGCAGAGTTTGTGACGTATTTGGAAGATGAGAACAAGGTAAGTTTTCCATGGAGTATGATTGACAAAATTACTCCAAGACCGGCAGAAGTGGTAGAAAAGATGCTTACAGATGCAG